AATGTAATCTATATAGAAACTATTATATAGTACATACACCTATCAAGGTGTACAAATATAAGGAGATAAGAAGATATGACTACAGCAAGATATTGGGAAGTAAACGTGTATAGGCACGGAAAAGATGTTAAGATGTGCGGAGAACAGGGATACTTGGAATCCACTGAAGTCTTTAGAAACTATGAAAGAGCCCGCAATTATGCTAATGGTCTTAAAAATCTCGTATTTGATGAGATAGACCTTAAGTTCTGCGATATAACCCTAACTTCTTATGAGTACGACTCTGAAACTTTAAAGTCTGTTTATGACGATGAAGTTGTATACATACACGATTGCAGGGATTGGGACAATCAGGGTGGTAGCATTGATGCCGATAACAATTAAAGTTCAAAAGCCAGTTATTAGATACACTCCCTGCGAAGGGGGTTATATCGCTACTGACGGGTTAAGAATGTGTAAAATCACATTCCAGGAAAGAGTAGAAATATCTAAAGAATATGGTAATAAAGAGAAACAAAAAGAAATATTTAGAAATATATGGAGGTCTAGAGATGAGTAAACACTTAGAGAATTTGGCGGAATTAAATATCGGACTGTTAAGAGATATATCAGTAGGTGCGGTGTTATATTCGCTAATAAGAGATCATATCCACTCAATAGTACTACTGCTTGGCAGTGATGAAAACACGTTTGTTAATTTATGTGATGATATAAAGGAAGAACGCCGGCGGAAAGCGATGGAAGAGATTAAGAAAGAGCCGTTTAGGGTGGTTAAATGAATAAGCTAGATGCGGTTATAAGTTTAGATAATCATATCATGAGAATGTATACAATGGCGTGGGGAATTTCAGATAAAGATTTTGCTTCACATATCGAAAATGCTATCGATCACTTCAATGAAGAAATTTCTAATTATAGCGAAATTAATATTAAATTAACATTGCGTGAAGCCCATTTTCTGTTAGCCGTGATTAAAGAAAATCAAGATTACTACATAAAAGAACATGAGTTAGAACAGGTTAAAGATAAGTTAGAGGAGGCGTTAAAATGAAAATAGATCATATTGAATATTATTCTCTTGAGCTCTCATACTTCGAGATGATGAAGCTTAAGATGTTCCTACAGCTTGCTAAAAACACGTGTGAGATGCAAGAGAATAAAGACGTATGCGAAAAGATGTTAGAAGAAATAGAGAGTGTGAAAATATGAGTGAGAGTAAAGTAATTCAGACATGGGGATATTTCCCGGACCAGTTAGAAGATGAAGAAGTGTTTAAGTTTCCCAACTACTACGATGCAGGCGATAAGGGGAAGGTAAAAGCGATGCTTGAGATGGAAGGTAAACTTCCTGATGGGTCAAAGTCCATCTTTTATCTACTATATGCGGATAAAAATGGGGACGGCGTATACACAAAAATACAGTGCAACGCTACAGTAAACCGCAAAATCCGCTCTAGAGTCATGACAGACTCGGAGTTTAAAGTACCCTTTGAATTTACTGTTGTAGCAGGCACTTCAGATTACGGCGAGTATACCGCCATGAAAATGCTGGGTTAAACCCAGCTATTTTATTTTTATTGGTGATTAAATGAGTGAGAGTAAGGATATATATTTGAGGGTGCTTCAGTTCATCAATGAAGGCAAGAAACACCTCGAAGTTTTCTCTGAAGATCCATACCGGCTGGAAGATGATTTTTGCGCTTGGTATGAAACAATGGACCCTTCAGAAAAGAAAATTAAACGCGATTCTAGATACACAGGCAGTTCCTGCTGTTATTATTACAGATACAGACCGCGGACTGAAGCGTTGCTGATAGCGTACATGCAACGTCAGGATATACGCCTTGTAGTGATAAGGGCGCTGGAAAACTATTTGAGAAGCCCATTTATTCAGAAAGAAGAAGTACAAAAAGGTGTTGATGTATTAGAATCATTGAAAAGGTGGTAAAATGAAGTATTTATTACTAGATGGAATTAATGTGGATGTAAAGGGGTGCTCTTCATGTCCGCTATGTTATATACACACGGCAGGCACATATGAAGATGTAAACAGCGTTATTGTATGCCGTTATACAGGACATGAGGGAAAAGAAGAGATAAGCGGTGAGCCGATGGAGGATCATTACATGGATTCGTGCCCGTTGAGTCCTTATCAATCGTTACATCATTTGTATGTATCAGCTAAATGTATTTATCAGACGATTAAAACATTATACGATAATTTTATGGAGTGGTGGCATGAAAGGAAGTAACAATTATGCACCGTTCACGTTAAGGCTGGCGTCTAAGCATGAGGATATGTTGGAAGACCTTATGCAGCATTGGGGTATGACTAAGAGCGAAACGATGAGGCTTGTTATCGTTAGAGAGTGGGAACGTGAGTTTGCATGCTCGGAAGAAAGGCTAAGACCGAAAGAGTAATCACTAATTTCCATGGTCTTCGCTTTACAGAAAAGGAAGCTAAGAGATATATTTCTAAGATAGAACAAATTAATAAAAGAATTGATAAAGTTTACAAGAAGTTAATCAAAGGCGGAGTCTCGGAAAAGCTGGCTAGGTCTATGGCAGGAGACCCTATCCCCGTATCGATACATCAGATAGCCAACAAAGAGGGGTCGTGGCAGTCATTGTTAAAGAGCCTTTCGAGAGCTACAATGAGGAGGGTAAGCGAAGATACAGAAAGGGTTATTACTAACATGATGCAGGTTTTCGCAGACCGCTACGGGCTGACAAAAGACCAGTTAGAGGCGTTAGAGGATGCTTTAAGGTCAATGACTGTGGTAGAGTTTGCGAAGTGGTATGAAAATAACGAGGACTTGGTAGACGATATTTTCGATACAAGCCCGGTTTCAGGAGATCAGATAGTTTCGCAGGATGAATTAGACCGGTTATACGAGAGAATTAAGGAAGCTTTAGAGCTGGTAGATTTAGAGCTGGTAGAATGAAAGAACGTATCCACCTTTACATGGCTGATTTTGAAACTACTGTGGAGATGCAGTACCGCGTTGAAGGGCGCGTGCGCGTTTGGGCGTGGGCTGTGGAAGAGGTGGATCAAAATCAAAAAGTTTACAAAGGCGAATTAATTCAGGATTTTATTAAATTATTTGAAGGAAAGAAAGCATATATCTATTTTCATAATTTAAAATTCGACGGCTCTTATCTGTTGGATTACTGGATGGCTCACGGCGTACCGTACGGTGAAGAAAACAAGGAAGAATACGTAACCACATTAATAGACGGGCATGGGGCGTGGTACATGTTAGAGTACCACTGCGAAGCTACCAACACCCACCTCTGGTTTAAAGACCTGATGAAAAAGTACCGCATGCCGTTGGAAAAAGTAGCGGGAATTTTCGGAATTGAGGGTAAGAGCCCCCTGCTGTTAGGTTACAGACCGCTCAACCGAGAAGTCACTGATTGGGAATGGGAACGAGTGCTGGGCGATGTTCGTATCGGCGCGGTGGCGCTGAGGTATCAGTTAGTGAATCATCTGACTGGTTTAACGGTTGCGTCGGACGCTATGATGTCTTATAAGGATTTTATCGGAAGAGACCTATACGACAGGAGGCACCCGAAGTTACCGTTAGAAACGGACCAGATTTTAAGGAAAGCCTACAGAGGCGGATGGACATTTTTAAATCCGATATATAAAGAAATAGATATAAATGACGTGATGATTTACGACATCAACAGCATGTACCCGGCGTGCATGGCGGGCATGCATGATGAGCCCCTGCCGTACGGCATACCGATAAGGAAAGACCCAAATTACAAACTGAAAAGCGATGAGCTGGCAATTCAGAGGGTGCATATGTCTATACACCTGAAAGATAATTCTTTTCCTTGGCTTCATTACAGGAACATGTACGGTCATACATCGGAAGAATATATTTACAATGAGGAAAATATACAGGTTACCCTGACTTCAGTAGATATAGAGCTTCTTAAGCAGACGTACGACTTAGACGACTTCATGATTTTAGACAATATTGTTTTTAAATCCGAGGTAGGTCAGTTCAGGGATTTTGTTTTTCATCAGAACCGAATTAAAATCGAAGCAGGAAAAGAAGGCAACGGCGGCAAGCGGCAGGAAGCTAAAGACATGATGAACACATTGTCGGGCAAATTTGCCTTGAACCCGCTGACAAAATCAAAGATACCACGCTTTGAGGAAAATCAAATCAGATACACGTTAATGGACGATGAAAGAGAAGCTTTGTACTGCCCGACATCGTGTTTCATTACCGCCCACTGCCGCAAAAGAATAGTTACGGATGCAAATAAATTCGGGTCTCAATTCGTTTATGCGGATACGGACTCACTGCATATTTTAAAGGGCGACATTGACCCTGAAGATTTGTTAGAAACTGACGATTATGAGCTAGGTATGTACGCAAAAGAAGCGGAGTATAAGAGAGCCAGATATCTGAGGGCTAAAGCATACTACCACGACGGCGGAGAAGGTTCGGACAAATTGGAGATTAAATGCGGGGGCATGCCCGACAGAGTCAAGAAGACAGTGGACTGGAATAATTTCCATCTAGGAAGTATTTTTAAAGGCAAACTTATGGGAAAAGTGGTGCCGGGCGGGTACATGCTGGCAGAATGTAATTTTAAAATATCAGACAAGGAGGGTTGGTTATAGACGAGAAATGGTACAACGGACACGGATTAATGTGCTACAATGCGCCTCTTAATCTGGTGCACGGGGGAAGAGGAAGAGGCAAGACACATTATTTTAAGCGTTTCGCATTGACAAGGAAAGAGCCGACAATGTGGCTTATCAGGTCTGATAAGGACCTCTTAAAAACAGGGAGAGGCTTCCTAGAAGATTTAGGGGAAGACATACAAAACGAATATCATCTGTCATGGGTGGTGGAGCAGGAAGACAAGCCGAGAGCGAAAAAGAAGATCAGCTACCCGGCGATCATTGATTTCAATAATGAAATAAAAGTCTACTTCAGCAGTCTGAACGTTCCGAACAAAGGTATTCCTTTTCCAAAAATTAAACAATTAATTTTTGATGAGTACTTAATTTTCGAGGACCGGTACCATAAGTACCTTCCAAATGAAACCATGAAATTTCTGGACATTTTACAGACAATAGCGAGAAATAAAGCAGACTTCAGAACCTTCCTGATAGCGAATGAGATCAACCTTTACAACCCATACTTCGCATTTTGGGGGATAGAATCTTTCCACAAAGATAGAGAGTTTACATGGGTTTCTAAGCCGGACATTGTAATGCAGTGGGTTCAGGACGCGGATGAGTGGATCGATGACTACAATAAATCCGCCTTCAAACGAATAGTGAAGGGAACGGAGTACGACGCGTATATGCTGGGAGAAAGAGCTATAGTTGATATAGAAGTGGAAATTAAGAAACATCCAGACGGTTCAGAGTATGTGCTCAACTTAGCTAACGGCAATACTACGCTGGCGTTGTGGAGAATGTTTAACACTTACTACGCGACAGATAAAGGAATCGACAGATGCAAATATACATATGTAAGCAGAATAGAAGATACCGGAAAAGGCAGGGTCTACGATCCTGCCCTCAAACGCCAGATTAAGGATTTAATTTCAATAAATAAATTATTTGCGGAAAACAAACCGACAAGGACAAAAGTCATGGAGTGGTTAAGATGAACAATCAGGAAAGAAAAGACTACGAGGAAAAATTAGAAATGGAGTGGGAATTCGAGAGAAGAAAATCAAAAGAAATAGGTATGAAGGAAACAAGGATGCTGATTTATTTTTCAGCGTTCTGTATTTTAGCGGCGCTTCTAGTTGCTGTGATCTCCTGAGATTACAGTAATTATAAATACACCTAAATAGATGTCTGGGTGCGGCGCCCAGAAGCACGCCCGCCCGGGATCACGGCAGCCCATCCGCGGCCTCCCGGGTCCCAGCCCGCAACACGCGGGGCGCGTGTGACTGGGGGCGCCACGTTTAAACGCGTGAGGGTGTGCTTATGGAACAGGAAGAATTGGAGAAAATGGTTCAGGCGCTGGCGGAAAAGCAGGAAGCTTTGGATGCCGTGGTGGCTGACAAAGACAAAGAGATAGAGACTCTTAAAGAGTCCAACAGGGAACTTATGTCAAAGCTTATGACCCGTATTGACGGGTCTCATTTGCCTGACAAGCAAGCCTCTTATGAGGAGGTCTACGATCAGGCGACTTCTGAAATTGCTGATGCTATCAGGGAAAAATATATATCTAAGGGTTGATATAAATGACAACGATTATAAGTGAAAGGATTCGTAGAAATATTGATCTCAATAAAGGCGCTGGTACTGGAGGTACTGGTGAAAATAAGGTGGACGAGAAAATCAAAGTAAAGGTGGCGAAGAAAGAATGACATCTATGGACGATTATTATATAACAAGACTGGAAGGGAAGGTTCCCGCAAATTTCCTTGCGAATACTTCCACAAGTTTAGACCCGGTTAAGAACGCGACGACAGATATTTTGAACAAGATCGGGCTGATTAATATCATCAGGGCTCCGAGCATCGACAATCCGTATGCCAGATACATCGCGACAGACGCACCTTTCGGCGCTTACGTCGAGAACTTAGCCATCGGGCAGGCTACCGCTGAAGTGTTCAAGCCTACCGACTGTTCAAGGGACTTCCGTAAGGTCGGGATTACATCTTGGTACGCCCAGTTAAATGACAGCTATGAGTATAACGTATCTACGTCAACACCGGAACTACGTAAGGGAGTACATGATTCCGTTGGACTTACAAACGTCGCCGACGGAATCACCGACTCAATGGTACGATGGGCAAGAAACGATATGGTTGCCAAATTCGCTAAGCAGTTTGCCCGTGTATCTACAGGACCGACGGACCAAGCCGGTTACACTGGCGGATATGAAGTGATTGCCTCCGAAGAACCGGCAGGAACTGCAAGGGAAGACACCGCTATAGCGTTGGATATTCTGGAAGCGGTAATTAAATACGTCAATGAGTTTAAGACCCTGAGCTCTCAGTACAACAAGCTCGGTGCTTTAATGACTACTGAAGGAAGACCAGACGTTATTGTTACCCGTCAGATGTACACTTTCATGAGACAGGCTCTGGGTCAGACCTACCACTTAGATGGATTTGACATTGACGCCGATATTGTTCAGGTTGGTTCACTGCCGACACCCGCCGGCGGACTCGGAGAGATCGGAGCTTTAGTCGTTGACAAGCGCGCTGTTCTGTACCATCAGGAATGGATGGACATTGAGTCCGACAGGTGTGTTCGCGGAAGGTACACAAACTTCAGCCTAGCCGGCGAGGGGACTTTCAACTTCCTGTGGGGCTATAACGCTGTCGCTGTTCTGGTCAACACTGCTGCTAAAGCATACACCCCGACTCCTGTTACCATGCCGACAGCATAAAGGTGGTCTTAATGGCTACCATCAAACTCTACAAATCCGTACCCTGGTCCCAGGGCGGATTTCATGTTTTACGTTTTAATGATTCATTAAGACAAACCCAGTACTTCGCCGGCTTGGATTCTGAAGTTTTCGAAATTGACTGGGAACCGAGACCCGGGGCTAATTTAAACGTACCGATTTCTTATCTGGAAGCGAAGCAGTTTAATTATCTATCGTACAATTTCGATAATATTTCTACCCATGACAGGTATTTCTTCATTGAGGATTACGAATATCTCAATGACAATCCTACTACAAGGCTTATTGTTTCTGAGGATATCTGGCAGAACAACCATATTGATATGACTGTAGCGCCGGGTATCGTGCACCGCCGGCACATGCCGCGCTGGAACGGTTCGACGCCGATCCTTTATCCTGTAGATGAAGGGACCTGCCGTTCTTATAAGTCGTCGGTTATTGCCAATCTTCAGGACGGGAGGGACTTAAGCGGAAAGGCTACCCGCAATGCTATAATCTTATGCACTTCTAAAAGATTAGAGACGCCGGGGCATGAGGACGGAATTTATTATTATTTAGCATGGAATGATATTTCCTATCATTCAAGAGTGCCTACACCGTGGACCAATAAATATTGGATGGATTTAACCGGTCCTGACATGAATTCTTACTTTGAAAAGTGGGGGGTGGGACTGGCTCCTATTGTGTCTGTTTACGTAATTCCGTATTGTACGATCGGACAGAACCCGGCAGGGGGTGCTCCTACATTCCAAAGCTTATACGGTGAAATAGTAGAACCAAGCGATACCTCGTCGAACGGAGTGCTGTTTGCTGTTGACAATCCCTTTAACGGCTCCAATCCTGTCAGTATCAGCAATCCGATTACTAAGCCTACCAAGAACACAGCCATAGGCACACTGGCAGACATCGACTACGAACCGCAGGCATGGAGTGACAACTGTATACAGTATGCTATAACCAACAATGCCGGTTCATCTGTTATCACAATCCCTAACGACTGGGCTTACAGATTTCCGTATATCTATGTTACCAATTCCGTGTTTTCTCTGTCTCCTGTAATTACCTTTTATTTCAGAGAGAGCGCGGGCGTTGTCGGCACGATGGCGGACGGCATGGCTATAAACCTTCCGTGCGTGCCTGTCGATATCCCGCAGTCGCAATGGGCGGATTATGTTGCCCAGTCGCAGAGCGCCGACCGTCAGATTATGGAGAACAACATCTCTAACCGCTACTTAACAGGAACAGTGGGTGCTATCACCGGTGCCGGTTCCGGCTATGCCTATGGAGCCATGTACGCCGACTCGTTCAACAACTCGAAGCGTTCTCCGGGGAAAGCCGGCTTAGCCGGTGCCGGTATGAACTTAATCGCCGGTGTCGGGTCGCTGGTCAATGCGTATATCCAATCTGGAACAGACAGGGATAATTTTAAGTTAAACGAGCAGAAAATTAAAAACACCCCTGCTCCTCCGATAGCTGGGGACAACCCATCCGTTATGATTCAGTTTGGGAATAATCTGATTAAGATGCAGGGCGATTCTGTATCCAGAAACATTATCTGGAATCAGTACCGGTATTACGGCGTTATCGTCGATGAATCTATGGATATTCCTTTGCGGACTAGGCGTTACTACGACTATCTTCAGACCAGAGATGCCACGGTGATAGGACCGATGACAAATGAGGCTAAGAGCTATCTGGAAGCTCTATTAAACAGAGGTGTCACTATCTGGCACGCCGATTCAGCAACAATATACGACTATCGGTATGACAATGTGGAGTGGTCAGGATGACCGAGACAAACACTAAAAGAATGCACTATAAATGGTTAAGAGAGCAGGATGCCTGCTGCAACCCCATAGCCGACTGGCGCGAGATCGCTGAGTGGGCTTTCGGTTACTTCAGACGCTTAGGCATCTCAATGTATGAATGGACTGTTCCTAAAGACATTCCTAGAATTTATGCAAATCCTTCCCGTATCGAGAAGTATCTTTACGATGACGGGGCATGCGTGGCATGGATGAACGGGGAGCAGTTCATGATCTCTAAATGCGTTAAGTATGGGATAGATGAGTACGGGGAACCTGACATCTACGAACCTCTGCTTTACGGCGGGGACGGAATAGTGTCAGGACCTAAACTAGGACCCCGTCTAACATTAGATGAATGTGTACCTATCTGGAACAATGAGGATTTATTGTCTAGCTGGGATATAATCAGACCGTGGGTTATCAGGTATGCCAAAACGCAGGCTGTCAGGGATAATAACTTAGTTTACTGCAACTACCCCGCCATTATTACTGTAGTCAACGGAAAGGACTTGGAAGCCAAATATGCCGGCAATGTCTTGAAGGACCTGCATTCTATGGTCATTCAGGACGGCTCTGCTACCCCGATGAAAAACATAGATGTGCTTGATTTCGGGGTACCTTACATTTTAGATAAACTAGGTATGGAAAGGGATGCGTATGGCAACGATGCACTTCAGGCAATCGGAATTAACGTGCTCGACTTCGAGAAAAAGGAAAGAGTCATTCAGGACGAGGTTAACGCTAACACCGAGAGAATCAAAACTATCACAGGGACTCCCTTGGAGCTCCGCAAACAGGCGGTTGAGCAGATCGACGAGATGTTTGGAGTTCGTCTTAGTGTTGAAAAGAGAGTGAATGACGTGATGGCATTTGGAAAAAGAGGTGAGTCCGGTGGATCCGTGGAACAGTCTCGGTAAGGTAAATATTTCATATGAGGAATTAATCGGGTATCTCGAAGAAGACGTATTCGCAAATATTCCGGAATGGAATAAATACCCCAATATTGCTTTGAATAAAGATTATTTAGTGGAACTGTTCCATCTGCGGTACGACTGCCGTCAGCTAGGTTATGCCACAACACGCAAATTTATATCACGTATGCGTTACTTATTTGCGGAGTGGGGTCCTTCCTTCGATTTAGCCTATGAAAAGTATTTAGCAGATAAAGATAATATAAGGAAGGTTGGCAAGGTTATCCAGCGTGATCATAGTGAAGATGGAACTTCCTCAATTGATTCAACTAGCAATACTGACGAGTCGAATACATCTAATTACTACGACACGCCTAAAACCTCGATCCCCAATCCGTTAGCCAACCCGTCTAACGCGACAACCGCCGGCGGAGTCAGTACCGAGACAGCCAACACCGCCGGCAAAACCTCCCTGACTAGGAAGGAGACTGAAACAGACTCTCAGGATACTTATTTAATTGAATTAAATAAAATAATTGATTCCATGAGGAGTCTGGATACAGAATTTATAGACAAATTTGAAGAATTATTTGTGTGTATACAGGTGTTAGAATGAGTATCGATCCAAATACATTAGAGAAAATTAAGAAAGCATGCAGTCCTCAGAAGGCTATCTATGAGATAGCTGATTTTGTATCGACTGATATTTTGCCCGATGTAGAGAACGCAACCAACACCGCCAACGTTGCTTTAGGACAGGCTAATTCAGCCTATAACAGGGCTACAGAAGCTTTGAATGGTGTCTCACGCATGGAACAGCAGGTCGAAGATTCTGTAATTGAATTGACTGACAGAGTTAACGGTTCTACCGTGACTATCGTCGGAAACAAAAATTCCGGTGCTTCAACTGAAGTTACCCTTCCTGTTTCCTCTAGGTTGCAGGCTGGTGTTATGAACTCCGCTACTTACGCTACTTTAGATGAGTTGGGTAACAGAGTTACTGCGCTGGAATCTAATACCGTGACTTATTTAGTTACTTTACCTAACGACAATCCGACACAGGCTGAAATTAACAGTGCCTACCAAACTGCATACCCGACCGCTCCTTTTCCGCCTAATGACGGAACTACAGTAATCGACCAAGGAAAACAGCTTTTCTACAGATATGTTAAAAATGGAAACTTATGGATAAAAACAACCGGCTTTACTATCTCTCAGTGGACTAACGATACTTTAGGTACGGTAAAAGGTTCAACAACACCCGGGCAGATTCAGGCGGAAACTGACGGTACCGGCTCTCTTGTAGGCTATGATGTCATGGTTGCAAACATAGCTTCAAATACTGATGCCATACTTGCTAACCAAGCATCTATTAAGACCCTTCAACAAAACGATATTGATATCGGAACTAGAATTGACGATGTCAATACAACTCTTGGAACTGCTGTTAATGACATTACTACAACACCGACAGCAACTGAATTTACTATCACCGCCTTAAAAATTGGGGGGACTAGTAAACCTGTAACAATAAACCCCGTTAATAGTCAGTATGCTGGTATTGTTACTCCTACAATGTTTGAACAATGGAATAATAAAACCTTAAATTATCAAACTGCATTCATAGAGAATAAAGGTTATCTTAAATTCGAAATTATGTATAGTGATAGTTTAACAGAATTATTTAGATTTGAAAAACCTACGCCAACATCTTTATCTATAAATTTAAAAACATCTACTATAAATCCTAATGCATCTAGGTTAAGATCGGGATTTATCTATTACGGCACTGCAAATGGTAATAGATGGGTGAATTTAAACACTGATAATACTATCACAATAAACGATGAGCATGCTTTTTTTAATGTGGTTATTGGTAATCTATATGGTGCTCTTGGTTTTCATGGTTGTACAATACCAATAGGAATAACTAATCCTGTATCAGACACAGATTTTAATCAGACATATGTATTTTATACAGTACCTAAAACTCCTTATATAAAAGTAACATATGTAAGACAATCTTAAATATA